ATGGTGCGGCGTACTGGATGCCGACGCCAGCCGGGAGGGATTCGCCGCCTGCGAGGCCACGGAAACAGTCCTGCACACTGATGTCGTTGCCGGTCGTGCCAAGCCATTTACAGGTAAGCGTGACGCTGCCTGCGAATGCGCTGGCGGTAACTGGCAAATCCGTCGCGGCATTGATGGCGGCGGCAATGGCCTGGGCAATGGAAACGTCCGTATCGCCTGCGCCGACGCCAACATTGACGCGCTGGCCTGCGATGTAGAGCGGGATCGTTCCGGCTTCTGTTGCGGGGCCGGTGACCGTAAAGCTGCCAGTGGCCGCAGCGCCTGCTGGATCATCATCGACGGCGATACACCAGACTTCGCCAAACGAGTCCTGCTGCCGGAACGCCTCATGCATCCGGGCAAGCATGGAACCACGTCCGAAAAATACGCGCGCCTGATCCGTGCTGCTCACGATGATCGGCTTATTGCTCTCGGCAGTTCCGGCCGGAAACTTCTGCCCGACCAGCAGCGCCCGTTTGTTCTGGGTGAAGAACCCGGCCTGCGAGTTGTCGACCTCGGCATAGAACAGCGGGACGCGGATTTCTGGAGGGATGCGGTTGAACGATACGGCCATGATTACGCTTCCTTCTTTTTACCTGTGGCAGGGGCGGCAATCACAACATCGCCATCGGCGATGCGGCGCTGCCAGTATTGTGACGACGCAACGGTGCGGCCTTCCGGCGGCAAGGTATCGCGGCGTTCAGGATCGGGTACAAGCCGACCCGGTGCGGGTTTCAAGAACATTTTGTATCCTCGTAAAAAAACCCGCCGGAGCGGGTTTGTTGTGTGTCAGGCCAGCGCCCTTTATGTGTTCACTTTTGTTACCACCAGCGAATTGCGGTGATGATTCCTGGAAGTCCATAGACCATGGCAACAAACAGGGCGAAGTACAAAAAACGCCGTGCTTTGTTGCATCGTTCGATTGCTTCAGTTGCTGACACAACCCACTCCAGTTTGTTAAAATCCACCTATGTCTTCCTTCTGATTTCGCCAGAGGGTTGATCCAGAAAGCCCCGGATGTTGGACGCAGCCGGGGCTTTCGTTTGTGTTACGAAATGATCCTGATTTGAGGCTTGCCCACTTCCGTTGCGTAGCTGTTTGCCTCTTGGATCATGGTTTCGAGCCGCACATTGGTTTGCGCAAGTTCTTCCACTTTCTTGATGACTTCGGAGTGGTAGAAGCGGATCACGGTTTCAGCAGGGGTGCATGCACCGGAAAAAATGGATGCACCCTTGAGCATCCTGACGATTTCCGCTGCACGGTTGTGGCGCTCCTGTGCAAGCGAATCTGCCTGTTCCTTGGCAGCGGTGTAGCGGCCAAGGGCTTCGTAGTTCGTTTCGGACATCATTGCGGAAAATCTCCATGCTGCGGGGCGGTAAATGTCGCTTCAACCCGGTCATCCATTGGCGGGCGATCTGGGTCTGTGCGGTTCGGGTCAGCGGGGTCGATACTGTTCAGGTTGAACGTTGCGCCTTCAAATGGCGGGTGATCTTCATTCCAGCCATCCTCTGGCTGTATTTCCATCACGGCGGCGAACTCGAACTGGTAGAACATCCGAGCGCGGTCGAGGCTCAGGAGGGTTCCGCCGTCGTAAGTGATGGGGTCGTAGCGTTCGTTCGGAGACCAGCCCAGCAACGCGCCCCACAGTTCCGCCCGGATGTCGTGGATTTCCCCTGCGCTTGTCTGGCCTTTCTCGTCGGCCTTGTTGCTGACAACAACGATGACGGCGAAGGCATCGTTCAATGGCTGCCGGATGGCGTTCTGGGAAACATTTTCTTCCGGGCTGTCGTCGAGCGGGATAACGTAGGCACACGGGACGGTGAGCGCGGAGGTTTCCTGAAGCGGGCGGAACTCCGCCGCGCCGCCTACGCGACCGGCAAAGCTGGGGCATCGCTCGCGCACGGCGGCAATGATCCATTCAAGTTTCATGGGTTATCTCGGTATCAGCGCGTTTTTCAGTTCGGACTGCACCATTGAGCGCACGGCAGACCGCTTTGCTTTTGCTGCTGCGCCGATGTAGTCGTCACGCGGCTCGACACGGCCTGAATAGCGTAGTTTTTTCGTCCGGCGCTCGACTGTTCCGCGCAGGAGGAATATCGGGTAAAACTTCTTGCCGCGTATTGTTTTCACGCCAACCCTGATCCATCCGCCACCGCTGCCATAACCTGTCACAGCAATGGCGCGTTTGAGTGTGCCGGAGACCATGCCAGGAAACTCCCCCGGCGATGAAATCGCACGGCGCGACACAAGCCGACGAGCCGCAGCACGGATGGAAAGCCCGCCGCGCTTGAGCGCATTGCGCATTTTGTCGCGGTCGTAGTCAATCGTTTTGTGGCCGAAAAATCCTACGCCTATTTCCAATGGTTGCTTGCTCATTGAATCTCCACCAATTCCTTGACCGACACCCGCGTAAACCGCCCAAGGTCATCCGCGTCGATGGTATCAAGCACCCGATACCGCTGACCTTTTACTTCAAACACATGCTCTGCCGTGATGTCCTGCGGGCGCGTTCCTTCCCTGTACCGCACCCAGATGAGATGCGTCGGCACTTCCGCCGTCTGCGCTTCGGCTCGGATGGTCAGGCCGCGTACCGGCTCGAACTTCGCCCATGTCCTGATACCGTCGTCGAATACTTCGTCGACGGTCATGCCTGGGTTCGGGACTTCCTTGCGGTGGCGCAGCCGTACCACGCGGTTGAGTTCTTCCGTCGTGGGCAGTTTCATACGAATTGAAAAACGCGGAACGGGGTTATCAATGCCGTGACGGCAGCCATGCGACGCTCGTACTCACTGCCTGAAGATGCCTGAAAAGATGCCTCAAACTCCGCCTTGCAGAACATCCTGATTGCGTTCTTGATGCCTTCTGGCACGTCATCCGCAGCGCCATACCCGGCAGTGAATGTGATCTTCACAGAACCCGGCGTACCGCGAGTGACCGGCCAAGAATGGGCAACGATCTTCGGCGGTTCGCTTGCGTCGATGAAATAACCGACTTCCTCTTCCAGAAGATTCCAGTTCCCCGCCGTGTCCTGCCATGCAACGCTGTCGATGCTGATGAGAGGCGAGAACGGTAGAACAATAGATTCACCAGGCAGAGGGAACCGTGCCGCCGTCATCTCCCACTGCTGCCCGATGAATGCCCGGTTGCAGACGCGCTCGAACTGTTCGCGGGCGGCAGTGATGTTCGCCTCGATCAGCAGGTCGTGTTCGGTGAAGTCGTCGTCGATGCGCATGTCGCGCTTGGCTTCAGCCAGCGTTACCGGCTCTCCAGCAGGAGGGGATACGAGGATGAGCGCCATTACTTGCTTTTGCGGCCTGATGGTTTTTCCGCTTCTTGCGCCGCGCAGGGATGCACGATGACAGAAGCTGGAAACGCGCTTACGGCAGCCTCTGCGGTGTCGATACGCCCAGCCGATGCCAGTTGCTTGGCGTACAGCTCGGAAAACTCGACAAGCTGATTGGGCTTGTATGAGATGCCATCAACGGTGATATCCACCAGGATTCGGGCTTTTGTTCCCATGATGCCTCCATGCGCGTGGCCGGGTTTCCCCGGCCATGCTTTCGGTTTCAGGGTCAGGTGGCGCTGTGCTGGAAGTACTTGACCGGGTTTGTACCGGCATCCAGCAAGCGCCCGTCTGCGCGCAGGAACATCAGGAAGCCGACTTGCAGGTAGTCCGCGTAACGCTCGACGAGGCGCAAGAGGGTGACGTTGCGCACCATCCGAACCTTGTACTTGTTGAGCACACCGAACAGGATGGACTTCGCATCCGCTGCGGGCTGCGGCATGTCCTGGTTGATCGTGACCGGGTAGCCAAGGATGGTGTCGGCGATGGGGCCAGCCATGCCGTCATACCCTGGCATGTAGATGTACCTTCCGTTGGTGTCCTTGATCTTCTTCATGGCCTTGAAGGTGAGGTCATGCATCATGAAGCGGGAGCCGGAGCGGCGATACGCCGGGTCGATAGAGTGCTCGAGGTCGAACAGATCATCGAAGGTGAACGTGGTGGCAGAGCCGGTCGCGCCAACCTTGCCAGCAACGGCATCGACCAGGACGCCGCGCGGCTGGCCAGTACCAGTGCCGCTGGTGAAGTGTTCGTTCAGAGCGCGGCCAATGAAGTCACGCATGGCTTCGATGATGTAGCCCTCACCGAAGGCGGTGTCCTGGATGAACTCGTAGGAGAGCGGCAGGACGGGCGTCCGGTAGGTGAAGGCGTTGAGCATCACGTTTGCGAACGGGTTTTCGTTCCACTTGTCGCTCTGCACGTTCTCGCCAACGATGGAAGCCTTGACGGTGGTCGTGTTGAACGATGGCATCGATAACTGCGCACCGGTGTCGGTGGTCATGATTTCGGAAGCCTCCATCATGCCGCCATACGCCTTGAGCGCGATTTCAAGCTGGTTGCGCATCTCAGGCGGGATGGTGTAGCCGCCCGCCGCGTCCGGCGCGGTCGAGAATGCTGCGCGAAGTTCCGGTGACTGATCGGCACGGGCAACAAGGATGCTCCGCTCTTCCTGGCTCATCCCGGCAGCGCCACCGCGCATCCAGCGATTGAACACGCTGCGGTAGTTTTCCTCTTGCGGTGCGGCGTCACTATGCGTTCCGGTGAATTGTCCAGCGGCGCGCAGGTTTTCCGGCGCAGGCGCGGTGATTTCGCTGATGGTGCGCTCGCGCTTGATGCGCCCGTCGATGGCTTCGAGTTCGGTGCGCAACGTGTTCCACTTCGTGTCTTCATCGCTGTTGAGCGCACGGGTTTCCTTTTCGGCAGCTTCGTGGATGGCGCGCATCTGCGCGACGATCTGGTTACGCTGTTCAAGCAATCGCTTCAGTGCTTCATTCATCTTCTTTCTCCAATGATGGTTTGCATGGCAAGCGGCTTCAATGGGCCGCGCGGCCATGCGATAAGCGCGTACCCGGAAAATAAAAAGCCCGCTGCAAGAGCGGGCGAAGGGGGGGGAGAGGTCACTGCAAACAGTTATCCGATCTCCAGGATAGTCAATTCACGCGAGCGGGCGGCAATCTGGCGCTTGACGGCGGAGTCATCCGGCGGTGTAGGTGCGTGGCTGGCCTTCCAGTGTTCGAGGCTGCGCAGGCCTACGCTGGCGTCAGGATAGGCTGGGAAGGTGACTGGCGAGACGTCGTAGAGCCGCGCCACCTTTGTGATGGTGCGGATGTATACGCCTTCGTCGTTTTCGTCCCAGCGGTCGCCATTTGGGGCCACGCGGAAAGCGAATGACGACTGTGAAACGTCGCCACGCTCAATGCTGGTCACAAGGTCACGCGCCGCCTGGGTATCCGGCAGATCAACTTCGTATTTCAGCCCACGCGCGTCCTGCGCGATGCGTAGCGTCCTGGAAACCGTCCGGCCCAGCACGGCGCTGGTGTCGTGGTTGAAGAGGGCGCGCACATCGTCACCCAGGCAGTCCGCGAATGCGCCCGCCGCGATTTGCTCGCGCCAACCGCCAAGCGGCTCGGATAGTGTGTCGAACACGGCGGCGTAGCCGCAAAGTGTGAT